CACCAGGACCTAATATACTACGTGTTCCGCCCCCTAATGGTGACAACGGACTTGGTGTATTATCATAATGTATGACATTGAATCCCAGCACAGTACCGCGGCTAACTGCACCGTATTCATATTGTACTGCTTCGTAGGCAAATGTCATTTGATGTTCCATAGGAGCATATTCGCCTTGCGTGTGTTCGCCGTGTTGGAAACTCTGTATAGTGGGTCTGAATAGAATATAACTACTAAATGATTTTTGATGTAGGCTGTAAATTCGAATGGCATTGATGTAATTAGGAGTACCAGCACCAGTATTCTTTGGTGTAAATCCCCAATTTTGTTCTTGACGTGTCTTGTACTTGTATTCTTGATTATATAATGCGGCGCTATGATCAGCATCTCTATAATAATACGAGTAATAACCATTCCAAAAATTACGTATAACATCCGAGCTGTCATCATGAAAGGTTATATTAATGGGGTCGTAGTTGATACGCTCTTGAACTATGTTTTTTCTGTTGTAGGCGTTGAGAATTTTATTTTGTATAGTAAATTTAGGCAACTGTGCTGATTTAGCCAGCAGACCAATTTCGTAGTTACTCAATGGGTTTTGTCTATCTTGTTTAGCGATTGCTGGATTCAATTCAACAAACACATGGAATAGACTCTGCATCTTGGGGCCAAGTCTATATAGGCTGTCAACGAATGTACGTGAGGCATGTCGATAGTCTTTGACACTATCACCAGTGCCAAGCTGTTTTAAAAACTGATTAAAAAATCCTGCCATATACCCTTCCGTCTTTATATTATTTATCGGAAAAAAAAGCCCGGATTTTAACCGGGCTTTTATTGAGAGGTTTCGTCTGGATTAACCAGTGATTACTTCGCCTAATGTTCTAGCTACTATTGACCCAAGTCCTGTACCAATTGGAGTTTGTATAGCATTGTCATAACGGATTGTTAAGGCAATAGTCATTGGATCATTTGAACTGTATTCTGCATTAGCATAGTCTGCTTGGCTTAAGAAACAACCATACATTTCCCATGTTTCTAATACTGTAGGTTCACTAGCACCGTTGCCACCATCTAGAACTTCAAATCTAGTTAGGAATTTATAGTCGATACCAGAACTTGCTGAAGCTTGTTCCATGAAGTCAAATTGTTTCTGTAGCTGTTCACCAACACGTTTAGCCACTTCTCCGCCTGCATCATCACGTAGGGTAGTAGTAACAGGCTCCCAAGTTGGTTTACCAGCTAAGTAGACCTTGCTGTTATAGATAGGAATAATCATTTCTTCAAAAGACAATGTTGGTCTCTTAAAATCCATAACTTGTTTTGTCAACTCAGTGGTCGGTTGGCTAACACCAAAGTTCTCAAATGTCACGCGGAAGCGGAACTTGAGCTTAGGCATCAACAGACCTTGTGCTGTTGCGCTCTGATTAGTACTTAGGGGTACCGTAAACTTGCTTAATGATGCTGTTGCCATCTTATTTTCCTTTTAATACTTTATAGTATTTACCTATTTTTCCTATGAGTCAAGGGAGTGTTGCCACTCCTATTAACTATGTATATTATGTTATACTCAAGCTAGCACCAGTGTTGACTATTCTCACTGGAATGTAAACGAACTCGATAGCTTTGACTGGTTTAATAGCAATATCAACATACAATTCGTTGCGATCAATACGATCTGGAGTGTTGTTTGTTGTATCGCACACCACTAGGTAGTCATATAAACCACGTTTAGCAACTAGGTCATTTAATACACTTTCAAATGCCTGCTTAACTTGATTACGTGTAATAGTATCATTTGGTTCAAATATAAACGGACGAGCTACTGAATCTAATACTAAACGTAAGTAAGCTACCAATCTAGCAACGTTGATTCGATCCATCGCCGATGTTTGTGAGCTACGTGTTTTTTGACCATATGCCACTAGACCAACACCAGGTAATACTGTTAATGGGTTGACTCTGTCTGCATATAATACGTCACGTAAGCCTACTGTAACACCAATTGATTTAAATAGATTGTTGTCATTAACATCAATGTATCCAATGCTGGTAGCATTGTCAATCAAGCCACGACGTACACCAGCTGGTGCAAACCATGGATAGCTAACATTATCTGAACGGATCATTGTGCGCAACATCATGTGGCTTGGTGGAACTACCACGCTTTCACCTGCTAGGTCAGTAGCAAGACCGCTTGGATAGTAAACACCTAGGTATTCACTGTTGCTGACTAGGCCATTATCACCATTGTCTAATGCCAGGTTAGTGTTTTGGATCCAAGTCTGAACTGCGTTTGTGTTTAATGTTAATGGGCTGTCACCAATGATAAACGCTGTTTGTTTGCGATCATTATTTAAGGTGATCATGTTTTGTATTAGCTCTGGGTAACCTGGGCAAGCGATAATGTTGAACTGAGTTTGTTCTTCACGTAAGGCTGTGCTAGATTCAATACTTGATTTAAGAGCTTCAACTACCACGTTACGCTGTGCTTTACGACCAAAGAATGGTACACCTGTAGTTGGATCATTACCACTAGCACTTACCCAAGCAGCAACTACTGAAGCTGGAGTTGGATCATCTGCTAGTGCTGTGCTGTCAAATCTCTTAACATTATAACCACTGCGGCGTGTGTTGAATAACAGTGTACCTCGTGCATACAATTGATAATTTGGACAATCAAAGTCAATGTAATCGCTGGTTATTAAACCTGCGATCTCTGGAACGTCATCAACTATAGGATTTGTAGTTCCGTTAGCGGCCCAGCGTGCATCTGCGAATAAGATACCATCAGATGTAATCTGATCCGTATTATCGATCAATTCAAATGCTGTGCCATTATAGCGATAGATCCTAGGATAATTTTCTAGATCGCCCGTATCAATCCAAAGATCACCAGCAACTATAGGCGTTGTTCCGTCACCTTGGTAAATTGGCTCAGAAGCGGCAAGTATCGGACCATCTGGATCTGTGGCTGATAAGTCAAAACCACGTGCATCATTTACTACGTTTTGATAACCTTTCCATCCACTACCATCGTTGATCAAAATATCTACTTCAAGTGCTGTATTGTAATACCAAAGAGTATCTTCTGCTGGATCACTGAATGGAGCAGTAGTAGAAAATGTATATGTCAGTGCTTTAAACGGACTAGCCAAGAATACGCTACCTGCTGAAATGATCTGTATTTGATTGTCACTGATGATACCAGCTGTAGTCAATGGAGTACCAACACCGTAGGTAAATCTAATCGTGCCGCCGGCTAAGTGGGTAATACTGATAGCACCACTTGATTCGATCGCTGCTACTACGTTTGGTAAGTTAGCTGCTAGAATCTTAGCTACTAAAGTTGTAGCTGTAGTACCAATTGATGTAATAGTTGCACTTTGTGTTGACGCACTTCCTGGAACACTGACTTCCATAGTGAAGCTGTCTCCGTTAGTGTATACTGCACTACCACCTGCTACTGTACCTGTGATTTTCAATACACCAACAACATTTTTGCGATATAATTTAAATGTACCGGTTGTAGTACCTAATGTATCATATTGTACATATAGTGTACCAGCTGGTAGATCAGATCCACCTGCTACCGGACTCAGACCAAAGATCGCCGCAGTATCGCTGGCAAATAATGGAGCAGTCTGTAAGATAAAACTATCTAAATTAGCATCGTATTCTTTAATACCATAATTAGCACCATTACCAGTCGCTGAAGTTTTAAACCAGACTGATCCATATGGACGTGGACTAGCATCTGTGTCTCTCCAAGCCGGAACGTTTCTATAGCTGTCAAATGCTACTGTTGGTCCTAATAGTGTTCTGCTGTTACCACTTATACCTTCACCATTAAAGATACCTAGTTTAACTGCGCAGTCAACACCGCCAATACCACTGGTACCACCTTTTTCAATCCTTAATTGACCGTTAGCTAATGCTAGGTTACCTGAGCTGGCCGCTAGGCTATCAGCAAAAATTTCAATCTGTCCTGAACTATTGGTTCTCGCACTAACACCAGTAATACCTGCACCGTTGATATCGCTGGCAGCAGATGTCACTGTTGTACCTGTTAATTCAACATTGATACCGTTTAAACGCATCTTGTTACCAATAGCCAAGTTAGCTGGATTTGCGATAACACCAGTAATTACAGGTACGCGATCTTTCCAGTCATCGCTACCTACTAGGGCCCAGGTGTTGTCATAACCTTTTAAGTAAATTGGATTTGATGTGCTGATTGTAACTACAGCATATTCACCAATAGCACCCACTGAGCCTAATGGCACCGTACCACTTACCTGTGTTGTGTCTGTGATTACTCTTGGTGCCTGTAAGACAAATTGATCTGCGTCAGTCCATTCATAAATACCCCAATTAGTAGCATCTTCACTTACATCTAACCAGTAAGTACCATCTGTGGGTGTACCTGTTGGGCGGATGCCTGTGCCTGTCAGTTGATCTAGGTCAACATCGGCACGTTGTACATAAATTTGATTACTAACGCCAAGTGCGCTGTAGGCCGCCAATAGACCGTATTCGTTACGTTCATCACCATTCAATGGATTATCAGCTGAATCAACACGGAATTCAATATTACCAAAATTTGCTACAAGTTCTCTTTGGCTAGTGATATTAAATAACTTATCTGCATTAGCCGCTGTGGTATAGGCTGCAAGTGCGCCGCTGGGATTTAATTTGTCTTGGGCTGTAGCAAGTAAAACGTAAGCAATTGATCCTGCTGCTGTTGGGGTATATTGACTTTCGTCTGTTACCGTTACTTGTACTCCAGGTGATATAAGTGCCATAGTATTTGTTCCTCTAAATAGGTTACTTTAAACTATT